GTATTTAGACACGCTCGTAAAAATTGTTTGTGTATATTCCTTCCCAAGTAAAATTATGTATAGTTGCTGGTGAAGGATGGGTAGATTCTATGTTTATGTCTGCGTTTATATTTCTTTCGTAAATAGGTACTATTCGTAAATTATTGTCGTCAACAATTGCAGTTGCGTTAGCTGCATATGTGTCACTCTGTGTTACTTCAAATGTTTCTTCATAGTCTGTTGGTCTTCCTAACTTTTTAACAATTGCCTTGTATAAACCTACTGGACCAAAACCTATCTTAACTCTATGAACAATCGTATTAGCTCTAGTGTCAGATCTGAAATCATCTCCATCTTGTCTCACATAATAGATAGTAGGGAGCTGTATTTTCATGGTAAATAGATATCCTATTAAGAAAGTTTGACCTGACCAATCTCCATCAAGAGATAAAGTATCTGGATCTGTAGAAGTATCTACGGTTATAAGACCATATCTTCCTAATTGATTACCATCATCTGTGTCATACGCAACAAGTTGATTAGTGCTTTCTAATCCAACTGGTTTATTAAATGTTGATTTATTCGTTCCAACATTATATGTAACTGTTACTGCATCAGATCCTGTATGTTCAATCTTCATTAAATGATCTAAATGGACTCTGTAGTTAGGACTATCAATAGTTGCACTTGAATCTTCTAATTTAATTGCAAATCTTAAAAGCTGATTTTTATTATTGTTTTTAACTACTACATATAAAGAATCATCTAACATGCAGTGGTATTGAATATCACCAGTAACTTCCCATCTAAACCAAGAAGCAAGTTTACGTTCTAGAACTTGGTTAAAATATCTAAATCCATAAAGATTTTTATTACCTTTTTCACTGAAGAATATAACTGAGTTCTCTCTAGAGTTAGAAATAAATTTTAAATCTTTTGCAAATAATCTAGAAACAACAGCACTCTGTTCTAATACCTGTGGTTCACCTTCTCTTGCTACTTGTGCCATTTCCCAGAAACGAGAAAATCTACCAGCATTATCTAGGAAACCAACTGTGGTACCTAAAGAAATAGGATTAGTTTTAAAGTTAAAGTTGTAAGAAGAAAGGTTATTTATCTTAGCTGTTAAAGGACCGAAAGCATCACTATCAGTAGTCAACATAAACTGTTGATTTTTTGAAAATAAAACTAAACCAGTGTTAACTTGTATTGCATCGAAAAGAGTTGCAGGATATTCAGAACTAGCAGATATATCTACAGGGTCACTATTAATAAATTGAATAGCAGACTTACTAAAGAAGTTTGTAAAGTCACCAGCTCTTGAAAGAACTATATTTTCCTCTGCTAATATTGCAAATCTGTTTCTAAAGAACACCATCTTATTTATAGTCTTTCCTACAAAAGAAGGTTCTGGGTTAGTGTCTTCGTCACCTACTAAAGCATCATCCCAAAAAGGTACTGTAGGCTGCTGTACACCGCCAATACTATAAGTAGATTCATCTAGTTCAGTTAATCTAAAATTACCGTCAGCAGTTCTTATAAGAGCTACTGGCATAGTGTCTCTTTTAAGTCTTATTTTTCTTCCCGGTTTAGCTGATTCTATCCACACACCTTCTCCGTCTCTTTCATTATTTCCTTCAAACTTTACGTAATAGTTATCTTCATCAGCAGAACTATTAATTACTTCAACTACCATGCCATGTTTACATTGAGATGGTAAATCACCTACATCTTTAACTTGACCAGCTACTACATTAAGTAGTTCACCTACTGGAGTTGATCCGTTAAATTTTGCATCTGAATAATATTGCCAATTATTTGTTGTTCCAGAACTGTGAGTTGGAGCTGTACCACCACTGCTTATTGATCCCGTTGCTTTATAAATACGATCATCACCATTACTATCAATATGACTTACAAAATCATTTGTAGAATAACTTGAGCTAGTTGACCATGCGTCGGGTCTCCTTATATAAAGTCCAGTACCTATTTGCTGTGTTACAAATCCATTACCAATAGCAGTATCATTACCTGTTATCTCTCTTCTAATACTTCCTAAAATACTTTCAGCAGTAATAGTTGTTTCAGTATCAAAAGGAGTTGGTTGTGGTCTTATTAATCCTTGATTGGCTTGTACAAGAGCTTCACTTGTTGATTTTATTGTTACTTTATAATAACCATCTTTCATCCATACATAAAAATAATCATTAACTTCCCATCCTTGTCCACCATGAAGTAAATCAAATGTAGTTGTGTATCTAGCTTGGTAAGTTGTAGTTACTGTTGCACTGGTACCAGAACCAGTTGTTTTAGAAAACGGAACTGACTGTCCTGTGGTTGCTATACGAAAGTAAAGATTTTTTCCTCTGTTTACTGAAGTAGTTCCAGTACCGCTTGTTCCACCTTCTTTTACATCAATAGTATATGTATGGTCATTATTAGGATTAGAAGGTCCTCTGTCTGTAAGTGTATCTCCATCACTTACGTTAAAAATCCTTGTACCTACATTAGGTGCAAAAGCATCTCGGTTATCTCCAGAAACTTCGGCACATCTGGTTGATTCATTTATTCTTTGGTTTCTTCCTACTATCTCTCCAGAGGAATTACAGTAGTTATTACTTGATTTTATAAGGTCTACTTCAATTCTTGTAGCAGTTTTAACAGTAGATAATGTAGTATCACTAAACAGGTTTACAGCATATTGTCTTGCATAAGCTATAGTCTGCAAGTCAATAAACATTTCTTTTCTAAAATTTGTATCTGGTTCTATTAAAGTATCCATCTCAACAGTTACTTTTCTGTTGTTTATATAAGTAAAGTCGTTAAGAGTTAATGTTTGAATATCTTCTTCGCCAGTATGTTTTAGATATTTAGTACCAGTAGATCCGTCTGAGTAGGTATATAAAGGAGATGAAGCAGACCCAGTCCTAGTAGTTGTAACATCAACCACATTTACTGAAGCTCCAGCTTCATGTATTAAGGCATTAGTTATAGGGTTTCTTACTTCATCACAAGCCCACATTTTGACAGTACCATCTTGTGCTATCTGTCCTATATATTGTTCGTTCTCATCACGGTAATAATGAAACCATCTACCAGTTGCATCAGAATTTTTTGCTGCATTTGCATTGTCACTTAAAGATGCCACAAACTTTCCAGCCGGTCTCTTAAGTAATCCTTCAGTAATATTTGGTATGGCATTAACTAAGTCTTTAACCTGACCGGGTATTTTCTGTTCGTCAGGCTGTTGGGATATACCTTGAGTTAGAGCATGAACTGTTTGTGTAATATTTGGCATTATCGTCTAAGTGCTTTGTAAGGTTGATACGCTCTATAGTTAGAGTTGTGATCCCATCCCATAAAACTGTGATCTCCTTGTTGTGTTTCATATTCCAGAACACTTGCTCTTGCATAAGCTTCTTGTGTTTGAAGTAGCTTTACAAGATCAGCATTAGAAACTAATTGAACAGCAGCTCTAGAAGCTGCACGAGAGATTACATATCTTTGGAAGACAGGAGGTAAATCATCAAATTGAACGAGAGATGTTATGTCTAGTAAAACTTCTGTATCAAATATAAAAGTGTGATTTACTAAGTCATATAATTTTCCACCTCTTCTGACTACATCTTTAGATCTGACAGCTTGACCATCAGATATGTCGTAGCGAAGGATGTCGTTTCCTATGGGAATATTATTACTGCTATCTCTTGGAGCAGGTTTATGATATTCCGTATTAAAATGCCAGCCCTCATTCTGTACATCTTTGTTTACTTCATGTAGAAGATTAACTATGAATGAAATTTCAGGATTGTTTAAAGCTGTACCTGTAATTGCTGTAACGGGGGACTGACCAATACTACCCAAGATAGAGTTAACTGCGGATAGTTCGGTATCGGTTGCTATTTGGGTCATAAAAAAAAAAGGGAGCCGAAGCTCCCGTATAAAAAATAAAAAGTTTTGCTTAGAATCCAGCAGGTGCAGATGAACCTACATATAATTCTACGCAAGCAGCAGGATTGAGGTAATCGCTTCCCATTGCTAGACGTCCAAGAATTACATCACCTTGGTAAACCACTGAGATGTCTCCTGAAGTTGTCTGTACTTGAGGTCCAATAGCCTCTACAACACCGGCTCCTTCCTTTTGGAAGATAAGTCCACAAGAACCTGCGAAGGCACCTGAAGAACCGTAGTTGTTATTGATACCTTCGATTCTGAATGTACATGCTGAACTTGAAACAGTTCCACTTGCAGTATCAGTAACTGTGAAGGTGTTAGCGTTAGGAACACTTGCAACTGCATAAACAGCAGAAGTTCCTGCACCGGCAGTAGCAGTAAATACTACTCTGTCGCCTACAGAAATACCATGTGCAGTGCTAGTAACTGTAATTGTTGAACCAGATCTTGCATAAGTAGCTGTAACAGTACCGCCAGCAGAATCCATTGTTGGTCCTACAAAGTCTCCAGCATTTGTTGGAGTTGCAGTTGTACCGAACTTACCTAAGAAAGGTATATTCATTGACTTGTAGATCTTAATACCAGCAATCTCAATAACACCATTACCAGATTGTAATGCGTTACCTTGAACGTCTCTGTTGATTAGACCTGAAGCCTGAACAACGCCAGAAGCTGTTGCATTTATAAGAGCGTAGTACTGACGAGGGTTTAGGACTGCAACTCTACCTTCAGAGCTGACTCCTTTTTCGTCAAGAACTGCTGCTGCTTCATAGAATGCGTCAACTAAGTTAGCTGCATTTGTAGCCTGTGTAGCGTTAGCTGTAGCGTTAACTTGAACTTGTGTTCCACCGGGCTCTACGAATCCAGAAGCAGAGATTGGGGATGCTGCACGAGCACCTCTTGAAACAGCTCTAAAGATCTTACGATCATAATTTTCTGCTAGAGCATATCCAATCTTACGAGAAATTTCACCCCTCAAATCGTAGTGAGAAAGTGTCTCATCTAGGTCATACACGAATGCAGAGCTGATTAATAGATCATCCATAACGATGGTCTTTTCAGCTACTGGAGGTGCCTTATCAGCATTACCAAGAATTGGAGTTCCGGGTGTGTGATAGGAACTAGTCATGCGACCTGTATATATGAACTGCAATGACTTGCCGTTCTTTAATGTACGCTTAGTGACTAAATCACGAGCGATTGTGTTGTGTTGGAAGCCTTTAAACATCTCCCCACTGAACAATTTAAGATAGGTGGCGTACTTATCCGCAACACCGTCATACCCTAAACCAGTGGACAGGTTAATTCTACCTACACCAACTTGATTAGTATTCATTTACCTAAAAATTAAATGTATATTTACACCTACGACGTCGTAAAAAATTGCGAGTCTTACTTAGACTCATTGAGATTTGTGGTCTGTCCCACCGTCATGACGGCTAATGGTATCCTCCTCAGAGGGCAAAAGCCAAATTGAGTAGGGAGGACTTGCACCTCCCAGACTGCTTAACCAATTACTCTTGTGTAAGCAACGCCACGATATACGAAAGTAACTTTCATGTGTCATCTCCATATACCAAAGCC